GTTATATGCCATGGTTTTATCGCACTTTTCCGCACGAGGGCTTTGAGTGTCCCTGAGGAGGCGGGATAGTGACACTTGCATCCCGTTTACTTCATATGCCTTAGTTTTATGTGTGTTATTGTGTGGAGGGCCGTGTGTGTCCCTGTCGTCATTGCGATAATTTTATCACCCCATCTAGGTTTTAGATAGTGGATGGTTCCAGCTTCAATGGACTAGTAGTACCCTCTATGTTTAACAAAAGGGCGTTTTATCACGTTGATAATCTTATTGGGTCGATTGGACCCTTTACACTGCAGTTTTCATGATGAGAAGGGCTCATTTGCAATATTATCATGTTAAATTGCGAGGCGTTAGTCGTTCCCTTGACATTCAGAAAAATGAACGACGATCAAGATGGACATCTTCAAAATGTTTCGACACATCATGTGGAGCCACTCTCTTTGAAATGACACTTCAAAGATGATGTTTGCACATACAGCATGTTAGGTTTGATGCTTCTTTCGTGTTATTGAAATTTTGAGCATTCGCAGAGTAACTATACTTAAATAGTGGAACCTTTATTGGGTTAGTTCCTTAAAGTAAGAACCTTCTGGTAGCCGTACCCTAAACGGACACTTTTTCTTGCACAACTTTGGGTGTTTAAATTTTAACGTGTGCATGACGTTGGCCAAAGGCCAATGACCGCTGAAAGTAGATAGGGTCTCCACCGAACATGGAGCGCTACACTACGACATTGTGATGCCGTGAGATTCGGTTTCTTAATCGTACGTGGACAATCATGTGCGAGAAGGGTTCATTTAATATGCACTCTTGCGGTTTAGTCAACCGTGAACAAATCATTTCCAACAAAGATGTTGCAGATAACGAGACACCGCAAATGTACGGTGACAAACCACCTTCAGATGTTGCATCTAAGGTGATGGAATCTGTCGTTGAACTCGGCGAGAAGAAAGCCTTGAGGACCGACAACGTATTGGCGAGTGCCAGTGCCGAGTACCACACACGTGGTAGTGTTACAGAGGACCAGGCGAAGACGCTTAGGCGGATGGTGAAGAATCGTACGCGTAAGCACAAGCAGGCTCAAGGCAAAACCAAAGAAGAACGGAAGGAAGAGATTCTTGCACGTCGCGCTGAAAGTCAGCGTAAGCGAGACATTTTTAATCTTGCGTATGAAGGGTGGGCTTTACCCGTACAACACACGATCAGTGGTTTGTTGACACCCTCACAGTTTAAGGACCTTTTTGCGTCCTTTTGTGATAAGGTGAAATCAACCATCAATGGGAACAAATTCACTGTGGAACACGTTTTGAAGCTTGACTCCGACAAATTCATGAAGGCTTTAATGTCTTTTGCGGCTGTCGGGGTTGGTGCTATGTTCGCAGCGGCTTTTGGCGATATAGGCAGCTTTTTCAAGTTTCTGGTTGCCTCATTAACGCTGGTTTGCGCCTCTTACCCATGGGTAGAGGATTTGCTTGATCTCTTCAAGAATTGGGTGCTTGAGTATTACAAGAAGGAAGGAGTCGTTCAAATGAAAGATTTTGACCCCAAGGAGTGCTCACAGAGTGTCCAAGATTGGTTGGAGAAATTGGAAGCTGAGTCGGTTTCGTCCGAGAAGCCCCCGACTAAGGAGGCTTTCCATCAGGAGAACTCTGACAACATGCCATGGAATCTTGCAGAACACATGCAACCCAACGGTGAATCAAGCGGTCCCACGATTGTGTCACATGAGGGCATTTTCGAGAGCACGCCAGCGCTGTGGTTCATTTTGGCTGATTTAGCGTGTGCTGGTGTCACCTTGATGACGGGTTTCTTACCGGTTTCATTGAGAAGCACCATTGTACGCACNACGGGTGACATGGCTCGCATGCACAAAGATATCGCTGTCATTGGGCGTGAGTTATTGAAACTCATTGTATCGTTCATTGACAAGCTCTTCGGGACTTCATTGCGAGACATGTTCCTTGCTTCCAAGGAACTTGATGGATGGGGCGATGCTGTTTGCGCGATCTATAAGGAATTTATAGATCAGAAGCTCGGCACCGATTCCTATTCAATGAGAAGGCTGAACAATTTGACATTGCAAGGACTCGATATTGCGAAGAAGTTTGGCGACATGGATTCCACTGCGTGGAACTACCACCGTCATTGTTCGGCCATGTTGAATCGTATGGCTACCGTATTTGGTAACAAAGGGGCAGTCGCCAGTGAGCGACCTGTTCCTTTATCCATTTTATTGCGGGGTGAATCGGGCATTGG